ATCAATACCGATGCAACTCATGATGACTTCAAAGCAGCCATTGCTATTGTCAACACAGCGAGGGGCTCAACGCCACTATCAGATCAGCCAATTGTTCGCAATATCAAAATTGCCAACAACGCCTGCAATAGAAACCAATCTATTGTTCTTACTTCCAAAACCGTTTCTGGCTTCATGCTTCTTCCGGGGCTTGCCGCTATAGATGTTTCTATTGAGAGCAACATTTGTGGAACTATTGGCTACTGGATTTCCAGCGGAACCAAAGTTGTCAATTTATCTCCTTCCGTCAACGCCTCCTCGGATAAAACTACCGGGTTATCTATTACTGACAATACTTGTCACAATATCACCAACGTGGATCACAGAGGACAATATTTCTTAGTTTCCAGATTGACGGGTGGTGGTAGTGGCGTAACAACCAATATGTGCAACTATCCTTCTGGTAATGTATCCATTGATGGCAACAGCACCAATTGGGTGCATGCCGGTATCTCTGTAGAAGAGAATTCCGTTCTCCATATTAGCAATAACTTTTTAACTGCTTATGATGCTAATTATTTGTCCACTAATGGCGATGATCAATCTAACAGCACCAGCTCTGGAAACATTGACTCTTACGGATACGCTATTTTTGTCAATGCCAACAAACACTCTATTCCTCCCGCACAAACGCCTGGCGAGGGCAATGATTCTGCTTGCATAATCTCTGGAAACATAGTTAATACTGGATACTGGATGCTTCCGTCAGCAGTTAGCTTCACATACAACTATCTAGTTGGATACATTGATTGCCAATCATCTAATGCGATTATCAATAATATTCTCAAAGGTGCGGCACCCGCTTTTGGTGGTGCAACCCTGGGTCACCTTATTTTGGTAGGCGGTCGCAATAACACCGTCACTCACAATAAGATATTTAGGGGAACAAGTACCATAACATCATATGTTGGATTCTTCAATTATGAAGCTCCGACTTGGGACGGAACCGGAGCCAGCGGCATCATCGTCGACAATACTTTTGATAGTCCATACATCAATGATGCGACATTAGACGAAAACGTCGTCAAGTTCAATATTCCTCCTGTCGATAAATCGCTTCGTTGGATAGTAGAGAGAAATAAGAATCAAACCGGATACATCTCGCTTCCCATTACTAACTCCACACTAGCACTAGGTGGCACAAATGTGGATGGAGCGCCCGCAACCAAACCTGGCTTTTTAAGCATTAACGGCACTCCCAATACCACATACGTAACTTTTGCTAATAGTCCAGGCGGCATTCAGCATTTCAACTCATTGGTCCTGCGAATTCATGATGAAGATTTGGCGCTCAAATTTTATGGATGGCAAGAAGATCTCGACAAACACCTTCCCAACGGAGTTAGAATCATTCAACTAAAGATGGGGGTTCGGGGATTTGGGGGACAACTTGAAACTCCTTTCAACGTGCCCTTCGTCGGTATCATGAGCGGCGCCACATTGTTCCTGAACAAGTATACTGATGCAATCAATTACACGGATTTGAACTATTTTGCCAACGCAAACGCTAATGACACCAACGTAGTAACAACTCTATCTAGCGTGCTTAACGGTCCAACGATCAATTCCACTTCCAATACTCTGTTCATGACCATTGACACTCCACCAACCAATGATGATCAATTCATATCTGGGCAGGGGCATTCGTTCGGCGTTTCATTAAGCATCTTTTACCGAATATTCAGCAATTCAGTAGATTTATTTTTCTCACCTCTTTTCGTCAAGTATCGGTGGTAACTGGTGAGTAGCAATAAAATTTTTAGGACTATGCATTCTTGGGCATTATCTCATGAACAAGAACAAGAGAAAATCATACCTTAAAAGAAGATTTAAACGTCTTCAAAAAAATTCTAACAGATACAAAAAAATGTTGGCGCAAGGACTAATCAATTTAATAAATGAAAATAACATAAAATGTTGTAAAATGTGTCGAAAAGAAAAAACATTGATGTCTGGGTTTTATCTAAAAATGATTTGTTTTGATGGTGGAAATTACAATGGATATTTTCAAGGAGAATGTATTGATTGCATGTGTCAAAAGTCAAAAAAGAAAGGCAAATTTTATCAAGAAAAAGAAAGTGAGAAAATGACCGGTTGGAGAAAGTGTCAAGATTGTGGGTTTCTTAAAAAATTAAACGACATAAATTTCCAAAAAGTTCAAAGCAAATATTTCAGGAGGGTATGCCTGAAATGTGTTAGAAAGAGAGGTTCAGAATATAATAAAACGAGAGATGTGAATAAAAGAAATGAAAGTCAAAAAAAATATCAGAAGAAAAGAAGAAAAAGAGATCCGGTCTATCGATTAAGAAAATATATTTCAACGTCCATTTATAAAGCATTGAGAAAAAATAATGGAAAAAAAGAAAGCTCAATAATGAATTTTTTACCTTACATAATAGAAGAATTAAAACAGCACCTTGAAAATCAGTTTGAGTGGTGGATGAATTGGAATAATATGGGCAAATATAACGCTAAAACGTGGAACGATCAAAATTCAACAACTTGGGTTTGGAATCTCGATCACATAATTCCACAATCATTGCTACCCTTTTCCTCAATGAAAGAGGAAAATTTTATAAAATGTTGGGCGTTACAAAATTTACGACCATTTAATGCTAAACAGAATATAATGGAAGGAAATCGTCTAAATAGGAAACAATGAATGGGAACTAACAATTTCTTCAGATCCGACCTCTTCGGCTTACACAATGTCGTTCAAGCCTCAATGTTAGTGTATCCAAAAGAGATCATTATAGCTACCCTACGAGATTTCTTTTCGCATGATAGTTATTATCATTATTCCAAGGATGTTTTTGGATTCGCCAATACTACAGATCATACAGATCTTCCACTCGGCGCCGACGTTCCCACCCAATTCAACAAGGATGGAGCCAATCAAGAAGGGCTGAGCACCCGGGTGTTTATTGGCGAAAATTATCGATATGATGGTATTTACTATCCCGCTATCTTGGTCAAAAACGGCGGAGGAAGATCCGTTCAAATCTCTTTCAACAGAAATCAGGGCACTATTCAATACCAGGACATTGTTTATGACGACGGCTATGGTCATCAAACTGTTGTTAGGCAGCCTCAATTTTTAGTAACTGCTGGCGCATGGGAAGGGTCCATCAATATTGATGTTGAAACCCGTAGCCTCCGCTCTCGGGACGACCTTGTGGAACTCATAAAAATGTGTTTTACGGAGATAACCTTTGATACCTTGGTTGATATTGGGCTGATTATCAAACCTATTAGTTGGAGCGCTCCGTCGGAAACAGATGATAGAAATGATAAGCTATTCAAGCAAACATTGACGCTGGATGTGAGAACGGAATGGAAAAGAGCCGTACCCGTATCAAGTCTCATAGACGCAATCCTATTTTCAGTGGAATTCAGCAATTTAGCCAACCCCAATTCACCGATAGCTCAAAACCTAACAATTGATACGAGACTAGATTTAGCGGATACTTTACCATGAGAGAAAAAACATCACCATCAGAACACGTCATAAAAGGGTATAAGGCAGTGAATAATTGGACATATCAACAGGCTAGCAACACTAGTACATTTAAGGATAGCACATGGCAAATATCCCAGGCAACGTAATTTTACCGGGCGTATATACCGATCTTATTACGGCCTCACGTGGCGTTTCAATTCCTAGTGGCTCTCGTTTAGCCGCAATGATCGGTGAAGGTTCGACAGACGAAACTATTGTTTCCCAAGCACAAGGTAGCGGTATAGATGGACTAAACTCCAGCTATTCTTCCACGACGGGCGCTGATGGTAGACATTTTCAACTATCCAATTTCCCCCTCATTTCTAATCGAACCACCCTTTTCAAGAATGGCATCCCGTTAGTTGGATTGGAAACTCTAATCGACTCTAATCCATTCAGCAATAAATACGATTATCGAATCGATATTAGCACTGGAAGAATTGAGTTGCAGCGAGCTCACCTCGTAGATCAGGGCGGCACCTTCTACGTTCCTCTTTCCACCAACGTCGGACTTGGAACTATTGATTCTTTGTCACTGTTAGATGTTAATACCGTCCCCGAGATTTGGACAGTACGATGTGTTTCCGTTCAACGTAACTCAATGAACCAGCCTATCGCTGGAACCGCTAAATTCTTAGCTTTTGGATCTATTTCTGGCGCCAAATTGGATGCCAATGGAAATGCGATTGTTTGGGTTGCCAATGGTCAAGTTGTTGCTAATGGAACGTTAAGTTTTGCCATTAATGAAACACAGGTGATGTCGATCGCAGTTTCCCCCTTCCGGGAAGGTGATGCGTTTACTATCAAAGTTGCTAGCGGAGTTTTAGTTCGCGGCGACTCTCTAACCGCCAATTATGTTCCTACCCTCAACCTCAATGATCCTGTTCTTTTGCAGGGACTTGGTGATGTGGTCAATCGGCATGGGCTTCCCAGCCTCAATAACAATCTTAGCCTCGGGGCTCAATTAGCCTTCGCTAACTCGGCACCGGCTCTAATAACAGTTCAAGCAGCCCCCGCGATGCCAAGACGAACGTCTTACATCTTGGATTTGGAAGTCAATGCTTTGGCTAAAAATGACGATGAGTTCATTTTCCCACTTCCTGTTGGCGTGATTCCCGACTTCAATTCCAACATTCATTTCTTCGTCACAAATAACGCGAGTCATGTTGAAACCCAGATTTTACCAAACAAACTAGCTTTTTATACGCTGGATACGGTTGGACAGCCAACTACACATCAGTTCATTTTCGACGATACCCCAGCACCAGGCGGGTTCTCTTACTTCTACACCGTAAAACAGGATCTAGAAGATCTCAATTTCGGCGAAGATGGTTATTTTGCGCGTCTCCCCGCCTTCCATAATCAGGGTATCTTTAGTTCCTCGGTTACCTTTGACTCTACTTATGTCGGTAAAGCTCTCAAGGTTTTCGAGTCCACCAACTCCGCCAACTTTGGTTACTTCCACATCACGGGAGTTTCTGATGGAGCGTTGAGTGTTATCGCAGATGGCACTCTAATTGCTGGTTCGCTAAACTATAATCCAGCCTATCTTTCTGACTTCATCAATGAAAGCCCAATAACGTTTGAGGTTGTTAATTCTTTTACTGGACTACCCGTTACCGGAGGCTCAGCGGCTGATGGTGTATTAGTGACGTCTGGTCCAGGAACCGGAACAGCAACGCTAACAAGTGCGACCACCAACTTTACTACTCTTGGTATTACCTCTGCCGGCGCTTACAGGCTCCAAATTAATGGCTCTACCGCAGCTACCGTATCTCAACCAGTTGGCAATGATGGGCTCTATGATATTACCGCCGTATCCGGTACCCAACTAACTCTCCAAAAAGCTATTGTTAGTGAGAGCGATTTGGAATATGAGGTTCTGGATCCATCTGATGTCAGCAACTACATTGTAGTCAATCATAACGTGGTTCCCAATGGCAATAGTCTTCGGGTTACCATCGTGGATCATAGGGATGTTTCCTTCTTCGATGCGGGGTGGATCAATGCCCTCGCTTCTTTGGAGACAGTAGAGTGTGATATTCTAGTTGCTCTCCCCAAACAAACAATTTCTGTCATTTTCCAGAACGCCCTCTCTCATTGTAAGTTCATGAGCAACATTCGTAATCGAAAAGAGCGAGTTCTCTTTATGGGAGCCATCGCGGGGTTGAAGCCAGAAAACTTGACGGGGGCTAAAGACGCTGCCGTGGAAGATATTGGTATTCTTGAAGGAATTCAGGGAGAAACTGTTACTGATGTGCTTGCGGGCAACATCGAAGATCTTGCGAACTATTCGGTTTCGGATGCTTTTGGTAATACCTTCCGTTCCGTTTATTTCTACCCAGATCAGATCGTAGTTCAAGCCGGAACTGATAATGTTCTCATCGATGGATTCTATCTTGCTGCTGCGGCTGCTGGATTTGAGTCAGCAGATGTCAGAATTGAAAACCCACTAACCAATAAGGTGTTGAGTGGATTCACTATTCTCCGTAACAAGCAGTTCTCAACACTCACTTTGGAGCAACTTGCCAATGCAGGTGTTACCACATTACAGCCCGTTGCTGGTGGTGGAAGAGTTGTTTGGGGAATGACGACAACTCAAAGCGGATTCCCAGAGGAACAAGAAATATCGGTTGTGTTTATTCGCGATCGAATTGCTAAAACTTTGAGATTGGGATTTGCTGGATTCATCGGCAACCCAATTACAACGGACACTCCGGCTATCTTGAATACGAGAGCCGTGATCATCTTGAATTCTTTGGTGTCGCCGCAAGGAATTATAACGGCGTTCAAGGATCTATCAGTGCAGCAGGATGACGTGGACCCAAGGCAGTTCGATATTTCAGTACGATGCGCGCCCGTTTATGGCTTAAATTGGGTGTACGTTAAGGTCAGCGTTGGACAACTCTGATAGGGTGTCGTTGTGGCAAAGAGAATCAGCCAGGAACAAAAAGAACAAGTTATCGTCTTTTTGAACGAAGGACTTACTTTTTCAGCAATATCGCGTATTGCTGATATCAGTAGAATGACAGTTCGTGAAATATCTAACGGACTACAATCTCCCGTTTCTAACTCTATACTCACGGCAGATCAGATAGAGGAGGTTAGTCGTTTATTTGTTCTTGGATATGGGGAAACAAAAATTGCCAGAGTGATGAGTATTACGCGAGGGCGGGCACGCACTACAATTCAGAAATTGGGGCTTTCATCAAAAGATCACAATGCGCTACATGGGTCTTTACCGCAAGATTATAGTAATGGTAAGTTGTGCTATGGGTGCGATCAAATAAAGATAATAGAGCAGTTTAGAAACCACACGAGCCCAAATCGTAAAGATTGGCGAGATGCACTATGCTTGGTATGTGAAAAAGAATACAGCAAGCAATTAAATGCAACGCCCGCAGCCAAAGAACAGAGAAAATTGTATAGGCAAGAAAATAAAGAAGAATTGAACCAGTCGATCAAAGATCGAAAATTGGAGGATCCTACCTTTCGATTGCGGTGCGTGGTATCTCAAGCAATTTACGCCGGACTCAAAAGAAATGGCGGATCTAAACGGGGCGTGTCCATCATCCAGCGTCTGCCCTACGCTATCGATGAATTGAGGCTACACATCGAAAATATGTTTGAGCCATGGATGAAATGGGAAAATTGGGGGAATTACGATCCTCAAACATGGGACGATACCGATCCTACTACTTGGAAATGGCAGCTTGACCATATTATGCCTCATAGCACATTTCACTATGAATCTATGGAAGATGAGACATTTAGAGAGTGTTGGGCGCTTTCCAATCTTCGTCCATATTCTGCTAAATTGAACGCATTAGACGGTGGATTACAAACAAGGCATAAAGCAGCATAGCATAGAACACCTAATCAGGAGAATATCCTTTGTCGAACGCTCCCAATACAAATAGCACGCTTTCATTGCCCGATGGTCGTAATAAAACCAGTACTGCGATATCGACTAATATCATCATCCTGGTCAACAATACGCCAGTTGGTGCTGTTCAGTCATTGCAAATTACTGAGAGCCGCAACATCAAGCAGATCGATGAGGTTGGAACGGATGGTCACGTGGATAGCGTGCCGAACCAATCGACTAACGTGACGGGAACTTGTCAGCGGGTGAGATTTGATCGATTACGTATTACGGAGGCTTTTTCAAGGGGCTTTGTACATGTAAAGAGTCAGCAATACCCCTTTGATATCGTAATACTTGATAAACAAAAAAGAGATCAAGGTAGTCAAATATCAACAATAATTAAAAATGTTTGGATCAAGGAGGTCAGCTACACATACCAAGTTTCCGACTGGACAATCGTCGACAGTATGAATTTCGAAGCTGAAGATATTTTCTCAATCCTGAACAACGGATCTAACGTTCCAGTGGCGGTGGGTGGTGAGCTTGGTATCAGGCATAGTCAGATCCCCACGGAGGCACTCGCAGATACTGGCGGAAAAAGAGGCAGTCTCGACGGTGCTGGTTTAATCGATCTCGCATCATCTATTCCAGATCTCTTCTGATCCGCCTAATTCCCTAAATATCCAAAACCCTCGATATATAACCCCATAGAACCATTCACGGTTCATATTGCTCGGTACGCCGAGACATGGAGTTATACAATGTTTTATTGCTACAAGATTACTAACCTTAAAAATGATAAGGTCTATATAGGCAAAACCAATAGACCAGAAGCAAGATGGCGAGAGCATAAATCTAGCGCTACCAATTCTAAAAGCGGCAGAAAATATGTTTGTCCCATAGCAAGCGCTATCAGAAAATATGGCGTAGAAAACTTCAAATTTGAAATGATTGCTGCCTACAAAACAGAACAGGAAGCAAATAAGGGCGAAGTGTATTATATCGATCTTTATCGTTCAAATATTAACGTTTTTGGTAAAGAGTTTGGATATAATCTCACAGAGGGTGGTGAAGGTGTATCTGGCATGAAACGTACGCCTGAAACGCGAGCTAAGATGAGCGCTTCCCACATGGGGTTACGTCCGTCGCAAGAGTCTTTAGAAAAAAGAAGTAAATCACGAACAGGCATTCTTCATTCTCAAAAAACTAAAAACCAATTAAGAGAGATATTTAGTGGAGAAAATTCAAGCAACGCTAAGATCACGTGGAATATTGTGTTTAAAATTAGACAAGAATACGAAGGCGAAGACGTTACACAAACACAATTAGCACAAAAATATGGATTATCCATATCTAACATTAGTTCAATTGTTCGTTATAAAAGCTGGAGGATATAATGCCAAAATTCGAGAGTCCATTAGGTAGTAAATCGTTTTCTGCTCAACCACTAAAAGAATTCGATGTTCCCGACGAAAGCGGGTATTCCGAACCTTCGAATCCTATTCCGGTTCCAAAACAAAGAACTGTTGCCGTTCCCAACGAAGATGATCTTCGTTCTTTCCAATCTCGAATGGAGGAACAAGAAGAGAGTCCCGCCGAGGTAGAGCGACAAATCAAGCAATCTAAATTGGCTAGGCATGGAAAAGAGCGTCTTAATGATGGAGCACGTCGCCGAATTGAGATGTTAGTCGGAATGACCCGCTCTTCTCGGGAAGTTGCGATTGGAGAGAATACATTCGTTCTCCAAACCCTCAAATCCAAGGAGATGCGAGAGGCTATGATGGTGGCATCGGAGTTTGATGGAACCATTCAGTCTCCCTTTGAGATCCGACGTCAACTTTTAGGACGCTCCATTAAACAGGTTGCTGGAGTGGATATTGAGCAATTTGTTGGGTCTTCTGCTCTTGAAGCTCGCTTTACTTTCGTGGACGAACAAGATGATACCTTGCTCAATCGTCTTTACGAAGAGTACCTAATCCTAGTCAGGGAAGCCAAAGACAAATTCGCTATCAAGACGGAAGCAGAAGCCAAGGAGGTGATTGAAGACCTAAAAAAATAGGTCTTGAACCAGAGCATCGGTTTATCTGGCACCTGTGTAAGATAAAGGGAATAATGCCAGACGATCCTTGGATCACCGAGATGGATCCGGTTCAGAAAATGTGGATGTTTGAGAATTGGCTGACAGACCAGGCAGACCACGCAGAGCTTGCTAAAAATCACGCATATCTATTGGCAAGCTTTGACCATCCAGAAGCCGTTAAACAGCTTTTGGGAGAAGGAAACGTTCACGAATCCACTGAGGAAGAGTTTGAGGAATCTAGTAAGATGGTGCGTGAAAGCAGCTTGAAAGCGATGGGAAAGAGAAAACGACGACGAATAATTGAAGGATAAAAATGGCAGGCGACCCAACAACGACACCCCCAGTTCCAGATCCTAGTAAGATTGGTGCTTCACAGAGCGCTTTAGAGGGGATTGCTAAAACATTGGAGCATGTTGCTGAGATTTTGACGAAACGGTTTGGGGACGCTATTACGGGGGCCCAAAATCAGTTGAGTTCTTTTGCCTCAGAAGCCATAAAGTCAGGAGCTAGCCTTAATCAAATAGGAGCATCTTTTGGTTTTGCTGACAAGACCATGCGGAGTTTTACAGAAAGTATGTCTCGACTAACAGATGGAAGCGAGGAATCTGCCAAATCCCTTGGTGTAGTAACTTTGGGAGTTATCGGAGCGGGCAAAGCTTTTGCTGGCATGAACTTTGATAACCTTAATACGTTTACAGGACAACTGAATGCCATGGTAGATAATGTGGCGGAGAATGAAAGTGGCTTGAAGAGTTTGGCTAAGACTTTGGGCTTAGTTCTTCCGGATTCTTTAGCGAAAGGCGCCAAGCCCATTGCTGATTTCATCAAGAACGTTTTTGCTGGCGCTGATAACGCTATGAAAGCAGAACGGGCTTATTTGAGATTGGCGGGAGCGACAGGTGATCTTGGAAAACTTCATGGTATGACCGGTAACGCTCTTGACGCCTTGAGGGAAAGAGGTTTGCGACATACAGATATGATCAATATGTCCATGGTTGCCACTAACGAAACTAAAGAAACCATGCAAGAGTATTATCTCCTACTTGGGAAAGTACCGGGCGCATTAGAAGGGCTTACTGATGGGCAGGCTAACCTCACCAAGACAACTTTTTTAGCTCTTGGAACCGGTAGAGAATACAAGGATATCGTGGATGACGTTCACATGGCCATTAGAGACTATTCCGCAAGCATACCAGAAGCGATCAAGTTTACGGAACAAATCAGCGTCATCTCAGAAAAATACAAGATAGAATTACAGGACGTGGATAGTTCATTGCGAACGACCGCAGGAACTTTCAAGATGTTCGGGAACGTATCATTGGGTGCACAAAACATCTTGAATAGTTATGTAGGATCGTTGAAGGGAATTGGACTTAGTGGTGCCGTTTCTACCGATATTTTGACCAACATGACGGGGCAGATCGAAAAGATGAGCATGGCTCAAAAGGGATTTTTATCGCAACAAAGTGGCGGACCTGGAGGATTGATGGGTGCCGCGCACATCGATAATTTATTGAAGCATGGAAAATTGGATGAAGTTTTTGAGATGGTCAACAAACAGCTTACTCGTCAAATGGGTGGAAGATTAGTGACAACAGAAGAGGCGGAAAAAAGTCAACAAGGCGGGGCACAACAGGCAAGGCAAAATATTTTATTACGACAAGGACCATTAGGACAATTTGCTCGCTCAGATCAAGAAGCAGAAAGAATTGTGGAGATGTTCATCAAGAGGCAGCAAACCGGCGCCCCCGTGAAGTTGGAGGATTTGGACAAGCAGATTGATTACACTAAACTCGGAACTGAATACGCTAAGGAATCGGCATCTAACCTTTCACGAATAGTCCAAATGATGGGGGCAGATAGAGCGACTGCTGGTTTTGGTGCTCTGGCGCTCACTAAGGGTTTTACTGGTGCAGCTAACGCTCCTGGCACAGTTTCTAACTTTATGCAACAGGGAGCGCAGCAAAGCGCCATTGAAGCTGGTGATCTAGGAAAGCCAGAATTGTTGAGACCAGATAAATTGCCAGACTACGTCAAAGAAAGAATGAAGGAATGGGAAGATTTAGGAAATGAGATCAAAGAGGATTTCGAGGGATCCGGAACACCATCTCTTGAGCCTACCTCTCGTTCGCGCCGGGGCATGGGAACACCCGGATCTCAGCTTGGCACCGCTGCCGGTGTTGTTTCATCTCGAACACCATCCCCCACGCTGGATGGACCCATGGTAGCAGCCGCATCTACTGCCACCGCTACCACATCTCCTAGTGGAGATATCACCATCCACAACAAAATAGATGGACTTTGCATCAACTGCGGCGTTGAGATGATGGGCAGCGAACAATCTTTTTCAGTCAACACCGCAGGCAAGACCCAACTACG